TGATAAATCCATTTTTGGATATTACTGGACCTGAAAAAGTTGTATTTGCCATAGTTATGTTCTCCTAGTTATTCCAATCTAGTCTCTAGGCCGTCGACTATACGCGTCTAGATCAGAAGTTAATGTATAGTGATTAAAATATAACTTAATTTATTGAATAGCGCAAGAAATACCTGCATCGAAAATCTACTTTTCGGATATAAATAGCTAGTTTTAGCTAGCTACAGAAAACTCAGGAGCGGCCATTTCTACCTTAATTTGTCTATGTGCTATTTCAGCTTCAGACATTTTAATTTGGTTAATGATTTCACGAATTTTTTCGTCAATCCTAACCATATCAAGAGTATATATTCCCTCTTGAACGTAGTGTTGCTCCCAATCAAGTTCTAAGGCTCTCTTCTTTGTGTAAAGAGTGTGAACGTGATCTATCATCTACAACCTCCTCATAGGTTATCCAGCATTTAGATGTTGAAAACACTCTATTACTGTCCTTTAACAATACCCCATTTTGTCCTACTTTGTCAAGGATAGCTTTTTCTATACTTTCTGCACTGTCTTCTGCTTCAATGTTAAAATCAGCCATATGCCCGTAAGCCCTGATCTTTACTTGAAACAATTTTGTCATAATTCATTCTTTCTATCAGATTAATGGGGTGAGATATACCCACCCCATTAAATAAAAAATGCTTATATATTAAGCACCTTGCGAACCGAAGATACCTCTAGGGTCAGAGAATCCAAATGAATATCTCTCTCTAGCTTTGTATCTAACGTTACCAGTGTCAAAATCACCTTCCATAGCAGTTTTAATAGGTGCTCTTACGAACATCTTTAAACCGTTTGGAACGTCTGTTTTAATGAAAAACGCATCAGTATCAGTTAAGAAATTGTTAACCACATAACCTTGTGGAACCATTCCCATAGATTTAACTGCGTTGATATCATTATCAGCAGTGCCTGTTCTACCTGCAGATTTCATTAATCTTTCCGCTGTGAATTGTAATTCCTTTGGAATGATTAATTTAACACCTTGAGCTGCAATTTTTAAACCACGCTCATCAGTAAATGCATTGATATCAATCAATGATTGTTCTAATGAAGTTTCGTTTAAGTCAGCTTGTGTAGCAAGGGTATTGCTGAATGTTCCAGCAATAATTGGATGCGAAGCGTTAATTAAAGAAACGCCGTCACCACCAACAAATGAAGAACTAAACGCATTGTTTAATACGTTTGCTCCAAACACCTGCTTAGTATTTGCCATAGATCTTGCTAGTGCTTTTGTATATCTAGACGCAAGTCTATCATACAAATTGTCCTCAATCGCTTCTTCAGTGATTGCGAAAGCAAGTGCTATAGTGTTGTGAGTGTATCTAGCTGTGAAAGTCTCTTGCGCGTTGTCAAATACAACTGCAGATCCTTCCGGCTTGATTTCCGCGTTAGCGAATCCAGATAACATTACTTCCTCTTCGAAAGCTCTGTCTGAAGTCTCTACATCAAAAATTTCAAGATGCTGATTCTCATATCTTTTATATTCCAGGCCGAATAGTGCATTCAATCCTGGTTCTAGTTCTTTAACTAATTGTCCTCTAGAAATAGCCATAATTTATACTCCTATATTCCTGTTAATTGTTTATAGAAATGATTATTAATGATAGCAGTTACTACTACGTTAGTAGAGTAAGTTGTAACGTTTAATAATTCATTGTTGAAGCCTTTTGAAACTCCAACGATACGTAACTGACCAGTGTTAGTAGTAAATACAGTTGAGTCAATTTCTGCTTTAGAAATTCCATTTACTGTAGATCCTGCTGTGTACGAAATACTTCCATTTAAAAAAATGTCAGTAATTGCTATCGTACCAGTGGCCTGTATTTCATATCTCTCGTAAGGGTCGTCACTAACAAAGCCAACTATATCTGTAGCTGTATTACTAGCTTTCAGATTGTTAGCAAATGTTGGTTTTTTAGTTGAAGCATCTGTAAAGAAAACTCCGTTTAGCGAACCTAGTACTGTTACGTTAGTTGTACTTACAACTCCAATCGTTCCTGTGTTCAAAGCTTGAACTGGATCGTTTTGGAAAATTGCTGAAGCACTTGCCGCAATACTATATTCACTTAAACCTTGAGCATCTCTATTTTGTCCAACTTTTCCAATCGGCAATAAACCGAAAGGTGCGTCTGCGTTAGCCATAAGTTTTTCCTTGTTTAAGTTTATTTTACTTTGTTGATATTACAAAAAAATTATTTTTTGTTGGTACCACCAAAAGTTACACGAGTCTGCCTCTCATTATTGATTGGCATACTTGGGTGCTGATCCTTATAAAGGTCGTTGTTAACTGCGTCTTCTCGATCCTTAGTTTGCTTAGCAAAATAAGCGTTTCGAGCTTTTGCAACCTCTTCTGGTATCCTTGCCAGCGCAAGGCCTCCATGTCCGATTACTCCCGCGTATTTTCCTTCGGTTATGACTGAATAAGATTCACCAGGATATTCGTCAGCTCTCACCAACTCCCAACCTGATCTTAATTTACTTGAAACATTTTTAGTGTCGTCTTGACCTAATACTTCAAGTCTTATCCATCTGTGTCTAAAACCGTCCTTAGGGCGCGGTGCATCTAAACTTGATGGTGGAGTCCAAGTTGTAGGTCTATTTTCGGTAGTCCTAGTTTGGCTCGCACGTGGGGTCTTCATTTTATCGTTTTCCATATGCCTATACCTCCTTCGTGATATTTAATTGTTTCGCATATTCTTCTAATGGCACTCCTAATTTTTTAGCGATAGCAACTTGAGAAGGTGTGAGTCTCACAGTTTTGCGACCAGGTTTAACACTTCGCTTCGCTGAAGCTACTACTTGTGTCGGTTTGATCGATTCCGTTGTTGCATTCTTATCAAATTTATGGGGAAACTCAAGTCTTATTCTTTTATCAATTTCCGCATAATATTCATCAGTTTCTGTGTCATATCCTTCGTCATCAACTAGCTGTCTATGGATGTCAAAAGCCTTATAAGTCATAGGTTTATCAGTGCCAAACCACTTATTTTTAGCACCCCATGATTCTGCTCTTGGACTTCCCGTATTTGTTTGAGCGTAGTCTTGTCTTGGAATAGATACATCCGCTATTGTTTTTGTCTCTCTAGCTGGTTCCTTAATTGCAAGGATTTTCATCTCATCAAGTCTTGCTTCTTCGTAACCAAGTCTAGCTATTTCTTTTTGTACATCAACTTCAATCGCAATGTCCCCAGCTTCTCTGGCTAAACCTAATTTGCCTTTTGCTGCTTCCAATGCTGATTTAATTTTAGCTTCTCTATCTTTTAAAGATGTATCTTCTAAAGAACTAAATCTTTTTGTTAAAACATCTTTTTCTGCTTTAACAGCTTGAGCATATCTTACTGCATCTTCTCTCTGACGCTCAGCGTCTCTCATCTTTTTAGTTAGTTTTGCAATACGTCTTTGTACGCCTTCACTGTAATCTTGTAATTCGTCTTTCTTTGTTTCTGTATCCTCGTCGCTCGCTTCTTGTTTCTCGACTTTAGTTTCTGGTGTCGAGGAGCGAGGTTCTTCTTTAACTACTTCTCTAACAGTTTCTTCTTTTACTTCAAACTCTTGAATAGGTGCAGTATCATCTTTTAATTCTACATCCACATCAGGACCTGAAGTATCTATATCCACTGTCTTTGCATTTTTATTTTCTGGCATAGTTTCTCCTATGTTTATATATAGTGAAGTACAGACTCAGGATCAGGAATTGTTCCTAACACTTCGTCATCGTTTAATATACGAACTTCACCGCCCTCTATTGGTAGTCTCGAGCCCGCGTAGCGCGCGAAGATCACCCAATCTTTTTCTTTACACCATGGTCCTGTTGGATATCTTTCTTTGTCATGATATGCTAACGGTCCAATTTTTAAAACATAACCACAATTTGTAGCTATCCTTAAACGGTCTAATGATTCTTGTGCAATAATAATTCCACCCGATGTTTTTTCTTTGGGTGTAAATGGTAATACTAATATTCTCCAACCAGTAGGCGTTGGTAACTCATCAACTACAGCTTTTATATTTTCTGGATTTAATGGTTCTTTAGTAGGTTCTTCTGTTTTAACTTCTTCTTTATATTTTTCTTCAAGACCTAGGTTTATCTTTGGGATTTCCTTTTCCGAGGTCGATAACGTTTCCTTTATCATCATTTTGCTCCTTCTTATTTAGCAGGTTAGAGATTTCCTGAATTATTGTTTGGTAGGCATGTGCCTGTCCTTGCATATACTTGTATTTCTCCATACTGTCAACTGTTCCAGATATCATAGCATCACCTATATTTTGGTAAGACTCTTTGATAAATTTTTGCAGTTTAGTTATAAATGTTACAGCGTCCATGTTCTTTCTCCTTTGTTAGTTATATTAACAATTCCACTTTCTAAGGGACTTATTAATTCTTGAGTTAGGGTCTCTTGCAGTTTTTGCAGAGGTTAATTTACTTTTCATTCCAGACATTCTGGCACAAAAAGACTTCCTTCTATTAGCAGATTTTGAACCCTTTTTCAACTTACTGGGTTTTGTTGTTACTGCCATTGATAATTTTGATCCAGGATTTGCGGCTCTATAAGATGCAATTCCTTTTTTATTTAAACCACCTGATGGATTTTTACCTTCTTTTCTTTGCCATGCAGGTGTACCACCTGATGCCATAAAAGCTCTACCTTTACCTTTTAAAGAAATATCACCCATTAAAAATATTTTGTTACTTTTTTTCTATTAGACATTACTTTTCCACAACCTCTAGCAATTCCACCTTTAGATTTTTCATTTCTTTTTATACCTAATTCTTTGTCTAATTCTTTTAATCTTTCTGCTTTTATTTCAGCATTAGATTTAGGTTTTTCTGCATCTAATTTTTCTTGTTGTGCTATTTCCTCTGGTGTTTTTTTTCTAAAAAATGTGCCCATTATTTTTTAACTTTTTTAATTTTTCCACCTTTTGCTTTACCTGCTCTTACACAGTTAGGAACTGATTTACTACCTTTTTTCTTAAATCCTTTTTGCTCATACCCTCTCCAACAAGTTCCTCGTGGCACTATACTAATCCCCCGCCACCCATTTTTTTTCTTTTTGCAAACGTTGCAACATTACTAGGTTTTGGTCCTGCATTAGATGCTTGTTGTTTTCTTTTAACAGCAGAAGATCTTTGACCTTTACTCATAGCTCTAGCTTTAGCTATGGGTACACATTTAGGATAATTTTTTCTTGTCTCTCCACCACTTCTTCCACACTTAGGATAAGATCCATCGGATTTTTTATTTGCAATATCAACCCAATTTTCTTTAACCCAATTTCTTAAACCCATATTAATATTTTTTTGTAACTTTTCTTCTGTCTTCTTTTACAGCGCCGCAACCTTTTGCAACGCCACCTTGTTTATAATTAGATACCATTTTTCTTTGTTGTGAAACGCTTCCTCCACCCATTTTCTTTTTACGTCCACCTGGAACTACTTTACCAGAACAAACTGCGCTCGCGTACATGTTCGCGTACGCGCTAGGATACACTGCGAATTTTGCTTTTGCTGCTGCTTTTCCTCTTGGGCAAAGTTTAGCCATTAATAGCCTTTCATTGCAATTTTAGGTATTCCTTTAATAAGACCACCTTTATTTTTTTTAACTCTTCCGCCTTTTTTATACTCTGTTTCTTTTGTAAATACTTCCCCTGTATTTATTTCACCTACTTCTTTTGGATATTTTTTTTTA